CCATTGCCATCAGTTGGTGTTGTGTGCATAAGCAGCATTGTTTTGCTTCGTTGTTGTGGCGTTAACTTGTCATTGAACATTTTAAATGCAAGTATCACATCACCTGGTTGTTTTCTTCTTATATTCCTATTATTCCAAAATACTACAAAATCTGCGCCATTGGCTTCTTTTATTTGTTTGTGCATATTTTGATATTCGGGTTTATTTCGATCTAATGGTGTATATACATTTTCGTCTAATCCATGTGGTACATATCCGGTAATGATACCTTTTTGATCTTTTTCTTCTGAATCATAGTCATATACCTCAAATCCATTCTGTTTAAGCACTTCTCTGTGTATATTGTCTGACTGCTTACTGATTCCCATAATCATATCGCAACTACCGTAAAATGGGGCGTTCCACATTGGATACGGGAGATCGTCCCAAATTGAAAGATATGAAATAGGAGTACCATATGTAGTTTTAATTTCGTGCTCTAAAGCATATAACCATGTCCAATATCTTGGATCGGTAAAATGCATAATAACATCTGGCTTTTCTTGATTTAATATTGAGAATAGTACATTACGATCGCCATATCCTGTCCATGGAATAACTTTTACATCAGCATCCGTAACACCCGTCTCTTGAGCTACTTGTTGTGATACATCTTGACCCTTACCGTGATTGGGATGCTCAAGAGCTGCTCCTAGTTGCACCCAATCATAATGGTGAACTGTTTTCATGATTATTTCACGACTAATAGTTCCAATACCACTTGGTAAACGAAAATCATCAGATAGTAATAATATTTTTTTCTTTGTTGGTTTGTTAGCTTCTACTGGTTGTAGCTTTGGTAACTTCATTTAAACTCCTTATAACTTTTATATAAATATCAGCCTAGTACAACTACCGGCTTTTTTTGTTTATTAATATTTGTATATGCTGTTTTTAAAAATGGATCCATTTTATCTTCGTTAGTCATTATGATCATATAATCACAATTTTCTGCAATGAGTTTCATTCTGTGATGCAATTGACTGAAATGATATGATTTACCATAATATGTTTTAGGCATTGCTGAGTATAAGTTATACCCTGAATAAGACGGATTATATTCTTTATATGACATTCCAAATTCTAATGCATATTTTCTAACCATATGATTTGCGCCTTCGGCACCACCAGCACCTATAATTGTAACATTTTCATATTTAGTTTTTAACTCCCGCAATGCTTCTTGAACTTTGCGTCTGTTCTGCCAATGTTTATTTCCTATCAATGCAACTTTCATTCTCGTATTCTATTTTCTTTAGGACAATTAACATAGTCTGTCTTGAACGGGCACCATTTACAATTCTTTGCACCTTTGCCTGCTAATGCTAAATATTTACGGTCTGCATTTTTATTGCCCTCGCCATCAAAGCACTCTTCGATAAATGTATCAATTCGCTTCTGCACTTTCTTTTGTGTAACTGTGCCAGAAGATGGTCTATGTTGTTGTATTCGTTTCTGTGGGAACATTGAGTTTTCCATTAGCTTTCGTTTAACTATGAAAAATTCTACATTAATATTTTCTTTAGGTATTCCATACTGATCAGAAAAATAATTTTTATATGTAACCAATTGAGCTGATTTTAATGAGTCGGCTTTTTGATATTTATTCCATCCCATTCTGCTTGTTTTAATATCAATAATATCAATAGTATTAGTAGGTTTATGTCGTATAACTAAATCCATAAAGCCATACCAATATACTGACTCATTTTTTGTAGATGCTTGTGTACATAATTCCATTTCAATACCTAATAATTCGTAGTCACGACTTGAAAAGTATTGGCCTCTTCTTTTCTTAAACCATTCTAATATAGCTACACCATCTTGATGATACTCTGCTAATTGTAATGGATTCGAAAAATGTTCTCCGTCTTTATCAGAAACACATTTGCTATATTCAGTTTTAATATTATCCATTAACAATGCTGACAAATCTATACTATCAGCTCTTTTAACAGAATCGGTATACATAACCGTTAAATAATGTTGAAACGTTTCGTGAAATGCCGTACCAAATACAGTTTCTATAGAAGAAGTAAATGGAGCTAATCCATCTATATATGCAAGTTTCCAATTCAATGGACAACGCTCATACATACTCCATTGAGAATATGATATTCTTCTAGGCACCGACTTAGGGTCTCGTACTGCTAGTTTATATATTGGACTAATATAGTTTACGCTTTCCTTACTCATTACACGTTTTATTTATAATATAAGGAAATTATTAGTATATACCAAATTCTATTCAGATATAATTTATGATTTTTTCTTGAACTTAATCGGCCATTTCCATCCGACATTAAGCACATGTATATATTCACCTCGACCGGATTGACCTGTACCCATTTCGGCACAAAAAGTAAAGAATCCTAAATCATCGATTTTAATGTGATACTGTGCATATAGCATAGCTGGTCTAAATCTCACACCTAATATGATACTAGCATTTTCAATACCACCCATATCATAATAAGATCCTAAACCTATTTTTGCAGTCCATATATCGGGAAAAGAAACACCTGCTGATATGTCAATTAAACTATAATCACCAAAATCTGATGTTCGGCCGATGCATAGTGAAGTAAATGGAAGATTACTAACCTCCCAATCATCAATAACACCTATACCGGTATTTGCTTCTACGTATATTTGATTATCCGGACGAAATTGTCTTGTTTGTCCTAGGAGGAGGGTAGGGGCTAGTAGTAATACTAATAGTATGCGTTTCATATCTATATCTCTTTGTCATATTTAATGTAAATTAGTTGTAAATTTATTATAAATATAGAACTCTAACGCATTCCATTAACAATTATTGAAATTCTTTTAGATAGATATCGATTACGTCTTTTGTTTTTTGTAAATCCTGTTCAAATTTGCCTTTTCGTCGGCATCTTACAATTCGTTTAAGTATGTCAAATTCATATGCATTAAGCTCCCACTCAGTTGCAAATTTATATAAACTGTCTTTGCCTGTATAATGTTTCTGTGTGTGTATTGTGTCACCTTCGAAATCAATTGTTTCGCCTTGCTTATTTACAAACATTTACTTTATTCCTTTCATCATTTTTTTCTTCTCTGCTGCAGTATACCCATATAATGATAGTATACGATCACAAGAATCTTTATTCAACAATTCTAAATATTCAGTAGATTCACTTTTGCTTACCTGATAATGATCTGCTAATTGCGTAATTAATTTTGGGTCATACTTATCAGACTTTTTGCCTTTAACATATTTTGCAAATGCTTTGTTATTAGGAAGCAGATCATGATACAATTTATATGTGTCTCTGGGTTTCAACTGGCCTATAGTATAGCATTGAAGTTCATTGACAAGATCCGTTAACTCCATTCTCATTGATAGCCAACGATTCACAATAAATGGAGAGAACTTTTTTTGCTCTACATCAGTCCATTTATTCCAAGCTTTCTTTTTGCTTGTTATACCTCCAATAAAATCAAATATTGTTGCCATTATAAATTATATTTTTTTCGCCATTTAGCTTCAAAATCCGGACCCATTCCCATTTCTAATATTATAGCATTTTCTGGGATACCAACCAATTTTTTTGCTGTTAATATATCATCGATACTCTTACGTTTATATGTTTTAATTTTTGTCTTTGCATTGCTGCGATTACTTGTTTTAAAAACTAGAGTAATTGTTCCCTTTAAGATCTTATCTGCCATAATCTTTTTATTATTAATTTAGGTTTAAACTGTATTAAACTTTCATGATTTGCTACAATTATATCAATTAGATTAATATGAGCAAAATGATCTGGACATAGTCCTATTACATGTAATACTTCGTGCATATTATTGATTTGCGTGTTCCAATTGATTTTCATTGAATATATGTAATAATCCAAATTCATCCATTTCTCCTACAATTCGAATATCTCCTTTAAGGGTTTGAAATACTCCTACTATAGTACATGGAAATGCATATCCTTTTGGTTTTACTGCTTTGTCGCCAACTTTAAATTTACTTTTCATTTTAACCTTATATTTCATTCATAATATTAACAAACATAGCCATTATGTTTATTTCTTTGTCTACCACCGTGGCATCTTTAAACTGTGCTTCTGCAATAATCAATATAATTGCAGCAATATGACCTGTAGCAAACTCTTCTAAATTATCATATAAAAATGTATATAAAGGTGTAAAGTCTTTTACTTTGCTATCTGCAATACATTGTCGTATTTTATTAAAGGTTGCTTTTTTGTCTTTAGCTGTTTTAAGCATTTCCAATACCTCGGTCATATAATTTGCTTGTATTGCACTAGCTTTGTCTAATTGCAACACACCATCTACCACTGAAGCTTGAGCAGCATTGATTGCTCTTCGTATATCCGGATATGATGCATTGATAATTGCTGCAATATCCTGAATGTCGTATGTAACCCCTTTTTGTTCTAACACCGTAACTAAT